TCACTCACCCTCCTTGGGAAATTCAAACCGCGCCACAATGCGTTTGCGCCAAGGGGCGCTCAGCGGGCTCTCGATCACGCCGTGGCGGGAATAGGCGTGTATGAAACTAGCCCCCGCGCCCACCCGACCGACAAGCCCCAGATGCTTGGCCACTGCGCCCGCGCGCATCCTGAACAGCACAACATCACCCGCGGCCTCGCGTCGCGGGTCCTTGGCGCGCAAATGGGTCGCCGCCGCATGCCACAACCGCTCCTCGCCCTGCGGCTCAGACCAATCCATCGAATAGGCCGGGATCGCCTCGGGCTCGTGACCATAGATGTCGCGCCAGATGCCACGCAACAGACCCAGACAATCAGACCCCGCACCGCGCACCGATGCCTGATGCACATAGGGCGTTCCGATCCATGTACGCGCAATCGCGATCACCCGCTCGGACTGCGCGGTCATCGCAGGCTCCCTCCGGCATTGCGCCCGGTCGATTTCGGCACAGACATCACCCAATCTTCGCCAGGAACATCAGGAAAGCCTTGGAAGTTGATGAAATTATTGAACTTCAACCGGCAGGTCTCGACCCTCTTGTCGCACCCGGCAATCAATCGCACCAATGTGCCCACGGTTACCGGCCCCCGCACCGGCTCCCAAAGCTCGACACTCCGCACGCCGTCCTTGAATCTGTCCCGCTTGATTATTCCCCACAATCCGCGCGCGGGACCGTCCAGCACCTCGAACCTGCCACCGGTAAACCACGCGTCGTCGAACCCCGACAGGTCTCCCCACGTGAAAATGCGCGCGTCTTCCGCCGCCTCCACGGGCAGGTCCGCCGCATAACCCGCAGCCGTCAGGTCAAAGCCGCAATTACGGTCCCCCAAGACAGCGGTGCAAGGCTTCTGATACACCCGCCCCATGGGCCGGTTCAGCGCCTCCGTCAAACCCCGCAACTCGGCGCGAAAGGACGCGCCCGCGCGGCGCACCTCGCCGATGGTTCCGCGAAACTGCAGCCATCGCTGCTCCGGATCTGCCCAGTTGACCAGCCATGCAATCACTTCCGCACCGTCGAACCGTCCCTGCTCGATCTCGTCCTCACGGATCGACGTGTCGGACAGCGCGCCAACCGCCTCGGTGTTGTCAACCGACAGCCCCGTACTTTGCGCCAGCGCCAGCGCGCTCAGGCCGGTGTCGGCACGAAACGAGATCCCCTCGAAAGCCAGCGGCAGATCATGATCGGTGAACCCGAACCGCACACCATCGGTGCGCAGGATGGCCCAGGCGTGGCAGACCGTCGTCAGCCCCCCCTCCAGATGCGCCCGAAGCGCCGCGTCGATCCCCGCCATCAGACCCGGACCTCCACGATCGGCACGTTCGGCACCTCGCCCGCGCGAAAACTGGCGACGCTGGTCTGAATACGGTCCGTGTCAAACCGCACCGGCACGTCAAATTCGAACCCTGCCAGGATCTGCATCTCGGGATCGGGTGGATGCGAAAAGCTGACGATGCCGGTGGTCACATCGATCTCATAATCGATCCCTTCCTGAAGCTCGTCCTGCTCCACGCCTACGCGAACAGTGCCCGCCACCGGTTTGGTGACGGGTCGTACATAGGTGTGCACGCCCGACCGATAAGTCTTGACCAGCGGATAGGCGCGCGTCACGCCGTCCCCCACCGCGATCACCTGATCGAAAAACGCGATGTCACCAGTGGCGGTGCCCGATCGGTAATCCGACCAATCCTTCCAGCGAAAGCCATACATCTGGCCGTACCGCGCCTCGAAGAACGCAATCAGCACTTCGACATCGTCCAGAGACCGCATTCCCAGTCCCGCGTCATAGCGGCGACGCGAATGCGCCCAAGGCGTGTTGCGTTCCTCGAACCCGTTGGTCAGCGTGACGATATCCGTGCGCCGCTCCGGGCCGCCCACCGACCCGAAACTCAGCGAGGCCGGAAATCTGACTTCATGAAATTGCATGTGAGTGCTCCCCTATGTTTAGCGATTGCGCTGACCCTGGCTCAGCGCCCGCGTCATCTGTGCGGCGATCTGGCCGCGGCTGCGCTGAAACCCGGCGACGTCCGGCGTCGTGATGTTCATCACGATCGTGGATCCCCTCCCGCCCGCGGTCCTCACGCCAAGTTGCCCATCGGGCCCCCGCGCCAACGGCATGATCGCCTCCGGTCCCGCTTCGCCCATCACGCCCATGCCGCCCCGCATGCCGAAGGGCGTGGCACCGCTGACGATTCCGCCGCTGGCAAACGGCATCACGCGGCCCTGGCTGAACGGCGCCCCCTGCGCAAAAGGCAAAATACCCTGCACCAGCCCGTTCACCCCCTGACTGATCAACCCGCCCATATGGTTCGTGATCGGTCGGATCGCGGCGTTGTAGGTGGTGTTGATCATGCTCTGCGCGACCGTGCTCAGTGCGTCCGACAACTTCAGCCCATCGAACACCACACCGTCAAAGGCCCGGCGCAACCCGCGCGACAAACCGCGCTCCAGCACCCGCACATCCTTGTGGGTCGCCTCCAGCGAAACCCGCATCCGGCGCAATTCCCCGTCAAAGCCCGACACCAGGTTCGTTGTCTGCCCAAGCGTCTGGTTCAGGCTGCCGGCCTGCTCCTCAAGTTCGTTGAAATTCGCATCGTCCATCATGTCCGGTTTCCTTCGCTATTGTCGGGATAGGCCGCCATCAGCGCCTCCAGCCCGTCTGCCAGCAGCGGCCCCTGCGCGCGGTCGTCGCCCAGCATCAGTTGCAATTCCGCGGGCGTCAGCGCCCAAAACGCGTCGGGCGACAACCCCAGCCCCCGCAATCCGACCTGCATCAAGGCACGCCAATCCATGCCAACGCTCATTCCGGCAACATGAAGGCCCGCGCGAGCAATTCCGCCGCCGCGCGCGCGGCGGCCATCGGCCCGCCTTCGATCTGCCCATGCAGCAGGGCGTCTGGCGACAGGTTGCACTGCCCCCCCGACAGCCCTGCCTGCAACAACGCCAGCACGTCGCGGGTGGCAAAGCCGTTGCCCTCGAACCGCTGCACCAGCGCCACCAGCGTGTCGGTCTCCAGCGCGGCTTCCAACTCCGCCAATGCGCCCAGGGTCAAGCGCAACACATGACGCTGGCCATCGATGACCAGCGTCACATCTCCCCTCCAAGGATTGCTCATGGCTCTACAGCACCGTAAAGGTCAGCGCCCCGGCGCTGGCCAGACTCAGCTCATAGGTCGCCTCGCCGTTGTGGCTGCCCGAATACTCGATCGCCGTGACCTGAAATGGCCCCTCGACAATGCCGAAATCCGGTATGACCACCTGGAAATCCGGGGTTTCGCCGTCAAAGAACAACTGCCGCGTCCGTTCGTCCGTGCCTTCATCCTTGAACACGCCAGAACCCGAAATCGCGACGGATCGCACCCCTGCCCCCGACAGCAGTTCACGCCATCCCCCCTGGCTCTCCAGCGATGTGACATCCACCGTCTCGGCGTTGAAACTCACCCGCGTGGCCCGCAGGCCCGCAATCGTCTGAAACTGGCCATCCGTGGCCATGTCGACCTTGATCAAAAGGTCTTTTCCGTTCTGGGCACCCATTCGTATTCTCCTGTATCTGAAAGGGGTTATTCGTCTTCGACGCGGGCGCGGAACCGCAAAACGATCTCGCGCCCCGTGCCTTGCTCGATCCGCCGCGCCTGTGCCCGCTCGAACCGCAGCGACACCAGCCGGCCCCGGCTCAACACCAGGTCGGCGTCATGCAGCACGTCCGACACCGCCGCCGCGACAGCCTTGGCCCCCGCAAATCCGGGCACCGAGGTGATGACAACCACATCGACCTGGTGCACCGCCCCGGTGCCGGACTTGTCCGACGCATCGCGCGCCGTCTCGCGCCCAAGACTTACGTAGGTCTCCGGCAGCGTGCCGCTGGGCACCGCGTCATAGATCGCACCCGACACCAGCGCATCCAGCGCCGCATCGGCCACCAAAGCGCCATAAATTGCGCTTTGCAGCGCACCTGCGGTTCCATAGCTCATACCGCCACCTCCTCATCGGCAAAGCAGATCAGATAGCGGCCCTGGCTGTCGGCCTCGGCCACGGCCTCGATCACATAGACGCGCGGACCGTCGCGAAACCGCTGCTGTGGCTGGGGCCGCTGCGGGCTTCCCACCAGCGCGCCGCGCACAGTGATCCGGTAACGCATGGCGGACACGGGCGCGCGCGCTTCAATCCGCTCGCGCCCGGTCCGGGTCTCCACCCCTGCCCACAGCGTGCCCAGAGGTTGCCAGACTTCGACGAACCCGCCCGCCCCGTCGGCCACGCGCTGCGGGGCTTCCAATACCAAAGGGCGGTCCAGACGCGGCACCGTCATCGCACCGCCCCAAAGCCCATGCGCACGACCTTGTAGCGCTCGATCAAGCTGCTGACGCCAAAAGGCATGCACCCCTCGCTTAGCCCCGTGTCGTTGCGGTATTCGTAATAATGCGCCGCCAGCATCAGCACCGCCTGCTTGAGGTCGGAGGGCAAATTCGTCCAGGCCGCGGCATAGCCCGCCTCAAAGGCGATCTGCACCGATCCGCCACTGGGGATGGCCGGCAGGCACGACCCGGTCGGCCGCAGCCGTGGCCGCTGCACATCGCGTTCCAGCCAATAGGCAGCGGGCGCGATCTGTGTCTCGGCCCCGCTGCGATCCACCAGCGTCAGATCCGCCACCGCAACGACCGGCGCCACCGGCAACGACTGGCCAGCGCGATCCCGCCAGAAACTCAGCGACAGGCTGAAATCGCGTCGCAACAACACCTTGCCGCTGCGCGCCTCGATCGCCGCCATCGCGGCCCGTAGAAAGCCGCTCAGCACACCGTCCTGCACCGTATCGGTGCCAAAACTCGTACCCAGCCGCAGATGCGCTTTTAAATCTTCAACCGGAAGTGCTCCATCCGGCACCGTGGTCTCTTCGATCAACATCATGGAACATCTCCAAAATTCCGTCCCCCCGCGGGATGCAGGATCCGGACGCGCACCCGCCCACATTGCTCGGTCGGAGGGGAGCAGCTAGACAATGCGGGCGGTTTGCGGTGCGCGCCCGGCCGGGCACGAGGGGACGCCTCATGCCCGGATCGACGCCTCCGGTTAGGAGAGGCCGAATTTCAGCAGCTTGATCGCTGCGAAATCGCTGACGTCACCGCCCACGCGCTTGGTGGCATAGAACAGGACATGCGGCTTGGCGCTGAAGGGATCGCGCAGAATACGCAGATCAGGGCGCTCCGCGACGGTATAGCCAGCGGCGAAATCACCGAAAGCGATCGCCGTGGCATTGCTGGCCACGTCGGGCATGTCCTCGGCGATCAGCACCGGATACCCCATCAGACGCGCGGGCTCGGCCGCCGCCAGACCGTCGGACCACAGGAAACGGCCATCGTTGTCCTTGAGCTTGCGCACCAGCCCGGCGGTCTTGGAATTCATCACGAAGGTGGCGTTGGCCCGATACTGCGCGCCAAGCGCATAGACCGTGTCGATGATCGCCTCGGGCGTCACATCGCCATCCACGCCGCTGGGCACATAGCCCAGGTTACCCCAGACCCAGACATCGTTGTCCACGCTCGTATGCGTCAGGAACCCCTTGGGCTTGTCGATGCCGTCGCCGCCGACAAAGGCCGATGCCTCGGCGCGGGCGAACTTGTCCGCGATCCGGCTGGCCAGCCAGCCCTCGATGTCGAACGCGCTGTCGTCCAGCAAGCGCTGGCTTGCCTTGGGCAGCGCGCTCAGCTCATGCAGCGGCACGGTGATGCGGTCGATCTGCGGCGTGTCGCTTTCGCCGATCGTGCTGCTTTCGGTCGCCCAGCCGGTGGAGACATCCGAATGATCGACCAGAACATCATAGGACGTCGCCTCGACATTCACCACGCTGGCGATCGACCGGATCGACGCGGTGGAATTCAGCACCGACTTGACCCGGTCCGCCGTCTGCGGATCGACCAGGTAACCGCCATCGGAATTGACCGCCGTGGAGAGGGATTTCACCTCCACTTCAAGGCCGCGAAGGCCGTCGTCATCGCCCGACCGCAGGTAGGCGTTGAAGGCCTTTTGGTGTGGCGCACCCACGTCGGTCGCCCCGGCCAGGGGCATGCGTGCAGGGGTCTGTGTCTTTCGGTCCAGCATGATCAGTCGCTCTTCTGTTTGTTGCAGTTTGATGTCGAATTCGTCTTGGAAGGTCTTGAAATCACGGACAAAGCCCGTGACCGCCCGTTTGACCTCTTCCGCCGGAGACAGATCTTCCCCGCTCCGGGCCTTCGCCTCGGTCTTGCTCATGCGCAAATCCTCGTTTCCTGTGGATGAATGGCCGTCTCAGCGACGCGCCAGATCAGCGCGCGCGCCCTCAAAGGCCGCCGCCATGTCGCGCAAGGCCGCATCCAGATCGGCATCACCCGATTTGGCCGCGACCCGCGCACTGGGCAACATCGGAAAGGTCACCAGCGACACCTCCCAAAGCTCCAGTTCCGTCAAGAGCCGCTGGCCCTTGGTGTTCTTGCTGGCCCGCACGGTGCGATAGCCGATCGAAAGCCCGTCGATGGCGCCCGCCGCAATCAGCGCGGCCGCCTCCCGACCCTTCGCCACGCAATCCAGCAGGCGGCCCTTGACCCACAGACCGCGTGCGTCCTCGCGCACCTCGTCCCAGATGCCGATGGGCTGCGCCGGATCATGCTGCCACAGCATCTTGACGCGCGCGTCGCGCTTCGCCAACCGCGTGAGCGATGCAGCATAGGCACCCGCCTCGACCACGTCGCCGCCCTGGTCGGGCGCACCGAACAGGCTCGCGTAACCGCTGATCACGATGCCGTCCGTCACCTCAACGGCCTCGCCGAACCGCGCAAACTTGTGCTCCAGGCCCGGCGCCGGTCCGGGCCTCAACTGCGTCTCCATCGCCTTACTCCTCAAGATTGTTGAAATCTTCCGCCATCCGGTCAAGGGACAGCCGCCAGAAACGACTGCAACGCCTCGGCCAGGATCATTCCGACGATGCCGTACACCGTCAGCCACAACCGTCGCTCCAGCCGCTCCATCATCTCCTCCACCCGGTCGAGCCTCCGCAGCAGGTTGTCGTTGTGAATCTCGCTCACCCGCTCATGCGCCTGCAACCGAAGCCCCGGCGCGCATTGAAACCGGTCCACCGACGGCTCACGCATCGTCGCTCACCGCCGGCAATCCCAACAGGCTGCGCTTTTCGGCCTGCGTCAGAAAATCGGCCTGTGCCACCCGGCCCCACTGCGCGTCGCGCTCGGCCGCGAGGGCCGGAACCTGGTCCAGATCAGGCTTCAGATCCAACCCCGCACCCGGACCCTGCCCCGCCAGCCAATGCGCCAGTGCCGCCGTGATCCGCGTCGCCAACGGCAGCACCGTCAGGCGGTAGAACGCGCGATGCGCCTCCTGGTAATTCGCATAGGTCGCATCCCCCTGGATCCCCAACAGCATCGGCGGCACGCCAAAGGCCAAAGCGATCTCGCGCGCCGCCGATTCCTTGGTCTTTTGAAACTCCATGTCGCTGGGGGAAAAGCCCATCGGCTTCCAATCCAACCCCCCCTCAAGCAGCATCGGACGCCCGGCGTTGCGCGCACCCTGATGATGGCTCTCCATCTCGCTGACCAGCCGCTCGTATTGGTCCGTGCTCATCGCGCCCTGGGCGTCGGTGCCGCGATAGACAATCGCCCCCGAAGGCCGCGCGGCATTGTCCAGCAACGCCTTGGACCAGCGACTGGCGCTGTTGTGCACATCCACCGCCATCGCCGCTGCCTGCATCGGGCTGAACCCGTAATGATCGTCGTGCGGATGAAAGCTCTTGATGTGGCAGATGGCGCCGATCCCGCCCACCATGTCAAACCGGTGCTTGCGACCGGCCACAGTATAGTCATATGCCACCGGCCAGCCATCGGCCCCCGGCACCACGCTCATCCGGTCCGACCGCAGCACATGAAGCTCGGTCGGCACGTCGCCGTCGCCGGCCACCGCCTCCACATATCCATTGCCCGACAGCAGCACCTGCGCATAAAGCGCCTCGAACAATTCGGCCCGCCCCTGCATCGGATTGGGGCGATGCACCAGGGCCAACAACGGATGGCTGTCATAGCGCCGCTCGGCATCCTGAAGCACCAGCGGCAACGCCGCCGCCGCCTCCGCGATCAACTTGACGCAGCGAAAGCCCACCGGGTTGCCCGAAAACCCCGTCCGGGTCAGCGACACCGCGTCGCGCGGGCTCCAGGCCACCCGGCCTGCGGTCGTGTAACTCACAACCGGGCCGGTCGCGCTGGCTTTTTGCTCCGGGACCTCCACCGGTGCCCCGCGCTTTAGAAAATCAAACACCATCTCTGTCGCTCCTCATGTGTTCCGCGGCCACGCCAACGGGGTCACGCGGCATTGCTTCCCGCGCGATCCGTCCTGTCGCCTCAATTGTCCTGGATCAGGGCACTCGCCCCAGCGCCATCCTTGGGCTCACCGCCCGCGCGGGTCTCTCAAAGCGACCGCACCTGCGGGCGGCGCCAATGCGCTGCGGGCTCGATCAGCAACTCATGCAGCGCCCAGACCAGCGCATCCACCCGGTCGGGCGACCCGGCCCCCTCGAAACCGCGCGCGGTCATGGCGCACATCTGATCCTCCAGCGCATCCAGCCCCCTGACATGGGCCACGCGCCCCTGCTCGTACAGGGCCGCCACGGGCTCGGCCCGCGCGACCTTTCCACGGCTGGCGTGCACGCCCTTGTAGGGCACCAGCGGATCGATCTGGCGGATCACCTCGGCAACCATCTGTCCGCCTTGGTTGACCTCCGCTACCAGCCGGTCCGCGCCGTACATTTCCATCGCCGCAATCGCCGCGCGGGCCCAGCCCGTCGGCGTGGCGCCCTGGACCGTGCAATCGGCCAGCACCACGGCGCGCCAATCCTGCGGCGGGCCTTGCGTCACCGCGCCGACCACCACGATCCCACATTCGTCGGACGTCGACCCGCTGGTCGTGGACGGATCCACCGCCACCACGATCCGGTCAAAGTGCGGCGTCTTGTCGGTTCGACAGGCCTCCATTCCCGCACTGGTCCACAATGCCCCTTCCGCATCGGCCAGCAGAACGCCATCCAACTCCTGCCGCCCCAACCGCGTGCCGTCATAGCGGGTCCGGACCTCTTCGAGGAACGACGCCGCCAGATTGGCCGCATTGGCTTCGGTCGGCGCATGGGTCGTGACCGTCGAACAGGCCGCCAGCACCTTTTTCAGAACGCCCACGTTGCGCGGCGTCGTCGTGACGCAGACGCGCGGATCGTCGCCCAGCCGCAGCGCGAACTGCAACTGGTCCCAGGTCTCCTGCGCCTTCTTCCACTTGGCCATCTCATCGACCCATGCCGCATCGAACTGCGGCCCCCGCAAACCATCCGGGTCATGCGCCGAATGCACCGTCGCCACCGCGCCATTGGGCCATACCAGCCGTTTGCGCGATGCTTCCCACGTCGGCCTGCGGTCGGGCGGAGAACAGGCAAGGATCCCGCTGTCGCCAAAGATCATCACCTCACGCACCTGATCGATCGTCTCGCCCACCAACGCCACCCGCCGCGCGCGCCCCGGGTCGAAGGGCCTCGACCCTTCGACCTGCGCGCGCACCCATTCCGCCCCGGCACGCGTCTTGCCCGCGCCGCGGCCACCCATGATCACCCAGGTCCGCCAGTTGCCGGCGGGCGGCAACTGATGTTCCATCGCCCAGAACTCGAACAAAAAAGGGAGAGCCAGAAGCTCTCCCTCCTTCAGTTCATTCAGGAACTGTTCCTGAAGGTGCGGTGCAGCGGAGCCGATCCAACTGGCACCCGATCTCAACCCTTGCCCGATCGAGGTCAAGAGCGTAGCCCCCTTGGGCAATTCCTGATGTTTTGTTCCGACACTCTGCAA